GAAGCAACCTTAACGTTCTTTACAACGACCCAAGCGTCTGCCTGCTCGATTTGAACACCAACACGAGTATACATTGTGTACTCGATTGAGTCCTTACGTGGCCAGAAGAAGCGGTAAACTGTTACGTCACGCTTTACACCAATTACCACGTTGTTAGGGAATGTCAAGTGGACATCTCCGTGTGATCCTGATGGGCTTGCATATGTACCAGCCTGTGTCTCTGGAAGAAGTGGAACTTCAACGATTGGAATACCAAATGCGTATGGAGCTACATATCCTGCAGGACCTCCTAGAACAGGAACATCACCACGGATAATGCCAGAGGCAATATCTTGTGGAGTAACATTCTGGATGTTCTGTGAGTTTGAGTATAAGTAATCTTGGATCAAGTTTGATCCTGCAAGGAAGCGAAGGTCTGTACGACGTTGCTTGTACTTACGTGGAAGAGCCTTTAGCGCTGAGTTAAATACAGCACGGGAAATTCCCGCACCTGCTGCATCGACTACACGACCAGAGGTCTTAGCCTTCTTTACAACACCATTAAATGACTTGTATAGTGCATCGCTTGAAAGTGACTCGTCACCGTTAAGAATAACATCTTCGATGTCATTTCCTGCTTGTGTTGCCATCAAACGTGCAATGTGATCTTCAAGATCGGCACCTTCAATATTGTCTTCTAGAGACTCAGTTGAAAGTTCCCAATCCATGCGAAGTTTCTTTGTTGTTAGAGAGATCTTTGAGAAAGTTACAGCTGAGTTAACACCTGTGTTGTCTCCTTCGGATGCAAGCTTAACAAGCTTTTCTCCTACTGACATACGATCAATCTCTGTTGTGTCTGACTTCATTCGAACTGTACGTGCGACTTTTCCAATTACGGTTGAATCGAACATATAGTCTAGGAAGCGAGCTGATTGTTCTGGATTTAGAAGACCACCGTTGCCGTTTTCAGACGCTGTGTGTACTCCTGCTCCACCTGCTGTTGATGCAAAACCAGTTGAGGCTGTTGTGCCTGCTGCGATTGCTTTTTCTAATGTTTCATTGCTCATATAATTCACCTACCCTAGTTAAATATTTCGTTTACGGAACCGAGGAAAGAACCGTTCCATTTTGATTTGTTTACTGCTGGTGCAACAGACCCGCCAAGGTCTGAGGACTTCTTGATTGCTGTATCGCCTTCTACGGCATCTACACGCTTTTGAACACCATCAATGGTGCCCTTTATTTCTGTGACAGCGGCACTAAGTGCACTGTGCTTTTCTGCTAACTCTGTAATTTGAGCATTTACGCTCTTGCTAAAAGTCTCTACAGTTTCTTTGATTTCTGAAACCTGTACTGCATTTGCCTCTGTAGCCTTGCTAAGAGTATCTGCAAAGAATCCCTTTAGGTCTACTAACATTTTTGCAAAATCAGGTTCTTCAACTGCAGCTTCTGCTTGAGGAGCATCAACTGACTTAAAGACATCTACAGAAGCAGAGTCTGCATCTTCCACTGAGTTATCAGCGTTTGGTGCATCTTCGACTGCAGGTGCATCAGATGCAACTACGGTCTCTTCAACGATTGCTGTTTCTGCAGTTACTACTGCTGAATCTTCAGCTGTTACGTTTAGTTTTTCCACTTCATTACCTCCTTGTACGTTTACCTGTTTTGCTATTGTTTGTATTCCAGGCAACGGAACTCTTGACTTCTTGAATGAAGCAAGAATCTTATCTATCTCTTTTGATTTGTTTATGTCTGAGCTTTCAACCCAGCCAATAAGCGTAGCTTCTTTTCCAGTAACTGGAGAAGCATATGTTTTGTCTGTCGAGATAAAAACAGAGTCGCTTTCTTCACAATAAAAAATATTTTCTGTAACTACATCTGCAGCCATTCCTTTAAATACAAGTTGACCGTTCATCTTTTCAATTGATATGATGTTGCACATTTCATTTGCTGGTGAATCAACAATTGATAATTCTATTAGATCGTAATCCTTAATAAATCTTACAGTCTCTCCTGTTGACTTATTCATTTCGTTGTCTGACTCTTTAATCTTTCCACCAATTGAGAAACCTGAAAGTGTTCCGTCAAGAACTTTTTCCCATGTATCTTGTGCACCCTTTGAGATGTATGATGTAACATACACTCCATTATAAAACTCTTTTGACTTTTGATCGTAGTATGTTTCTGGTTTAAAAGAAACTACTTTACCTACAGCTAGTGGCTGATGCATTTCTCTAAGATTGCCTCTAAAACTTTCAAATGCTTTCATGCTTGCTTCTGCTGTTACAACATCGCCTGTTTGATCTACGTTATCTAGTGTAGCGAATCCAGAAACAGTTCTATTCTCCCTATTCACTTTTGTGAATGGGACAGCTAAATGAATGTTTTGGCCGTCGGTGGACCACTGGGCTTTTTCAATGTTCATATGCTTAATTTTAATGGTTTATCTACTATAATGCAAATAGCAGTTGATTAGGTTTAGTCAACCTTTTTTCCATCACCTTTTGCATTTCTGCCTTCTCCGACTTTATCGGAAGATGCGGCAGATCTTTCTGAATCCCTGGCCCTAGTTTTACCAGCAGTTGCTTTTTGATCAGCAGCTTGCTGTGGCTTTAATTCAACCATTTCATCTCCGCCGTCAACAGGAATCATTCCTTTTCTAATTCTAACTTCATTCGGAGTAATAACCTGCATTCTTAAATATCTTTCATCTATTTGACTTTGGGTGTCTTCGTCAGTTAAAGTCAACTCTTCAAATTTAATTTTTAATGCATCTGTCTTTTCTTCAATTATTGAATTAATTCTTTTTTCAAGTCTCATTTGAGCTGGTCGGCAAACCTGCTCTTTAAATGTTTTATCTGCATCTCTAGCATTTGCCAAAGATACACCTTCTGGGACACCAATTTTATTAATTGGAACTCTGTGTGCCAATAGAATTTCATCTCTATTTGATTGTCTATAAATATTAAATGAAGACTCTTGAGCACCAGCTTCAACTGGCTCCATTTTAAATTCAACCTTATTGTCTTGAGTGTCGGCTGGTAGAGGGATATATAGTGATCTGTGGTTCTTTCCCTTTAATCCAACCTGGAAGAATTCAAGCAATTTTCTTTCTGATTCTGGAGAAAGCTTTGCTCCCTTAACTGTAATAATATATCTTGGGACCGCTTTATTTTCAAAGTAGTCTAGGTTATATCTACCAGCAAATTCATTTCCAGCAAGAGACATCTGTGCTGCTACGATATCTGGAATACCGTAGTAATTATTCATTGGAGTGTATTTCTTTAAATGAATGATTTCATTTGGTCTATCTTCTGAATCACCAATTGGATTAATGGTTTCTGTATCTCCAAAGTTTCTAAAGAATACAGCCTTGCCATAAAGCAATTGCATAAATCCATCTCTAAGTCTTCTTACACGCATAGTCTTTGCTGGGATATGTCCAATATACCCTATATCTCCACCTGTAGTTCTACCTACCTCTAAGTAGCCATTACCAGTTGCTTCTAGGTCTGTATATACTTTTATTAATGTTTCAGTAAATGTATCTTCATCATTTGTTGCATCTAACCAATCTTGAAGATCCTGCTTTAACTTATTAAGCTTTCTACGTGCTCTATCTAATTGCTTGTCATCTGTTATTGCATCAATTGCATCGTTTGTTTTTCTTGTTTCCATAAAGGAGTATCCAAGACCAACAATGTTTGCTACCTTAGCATTAATGGCTGCATAGTTGTATGTTGAAACTTCATATATTTGAGAAAGGTATTCTAGATTATATACTGGTTGAACAAGGTCAAACATTGCATATCCAGTAACTGCTGACTGCAATAGATTCTGTTGTGTACCTGCTCCATCTTTACCAGTAAATGATTTTGCAAAATCTCTATTTACTTTTCTCTTAAAATTTGTGCCCAGGCCTCTTACCTTCTTAAGGTCATCTATACCAATAGCAAATGGGTCTACGTGTTCTTTTTCTTTCTTAAATGAGAATAGGTCTGAGCTATTTTTAACAGATACCTCGTATGTATCTTCTGGTCCGTCTTCTAAAAATTGTGTCATTTTACTGCTCCCCCTCTTAGTATTGAATCTTTGTATTCTCCAATATCTAGCGGATCTGGAGTGAGCCCCCATTTAAGTCTTTCGTTCTGATGTTCAAATTCTTCATCATCAATTTTTCTTCTACCCGAAAGAAATTTTGGCTGCCCTTCATAAATACCATAGTGTCTAACTGAATCTGCCAATGCAGCAATTTTAGATCTGTTGCCTTTTGTTGATGTTATAGAAAGAAAATTGCCATCATCGTCACCGATCCATCGGCCATCTGGCATTTCCCATACGTATATGCCTAGGCGTGTCTCTTCAATAATTTGGCTTTTTTGATTTAAGATTTCCATATGTAACCCAGTTTACCATTATTCCTAACAAAAGTCCATCTTCTGTACTAGTCTGTGACAATATTTTTAATATATTGTAGGCTATACGTCAAAAGATCTGATGAAGTAGGCTGTATTGTCTTGACCATTAGCACTTTCTGAAAAATTTATACCTGGGTCCTGCACTGTAAATGAATTATCTGAGCAATATAGATTATAATTCTTTAAGGCTTGTGAAGCGGTAAATGGAGTCTCATAGAATGCTAAATTGCTATAGGTATTAGATCCACCATATTCTGATCCGTTTTGACTCTGATTAAATTTAATGCTTGTAGCAACTGCGCTTAAGACTATTAGTATATGGTGTGAAACTCCACTTAAAAGGAATTCAGATATATTTGTAGATGCAGTTCTATTTATACCATTAACGTATATTGCGCTAATTCCATTTTTTGTTATTGCCCCCGTATTAGTCCATTTAAAGGATGCAGCATTTGATGAGAATAAAACATTTTTTCCTTCTATTGGGGTAAAAAACATTTCAATGGTTCTTGGCTGTATTGCAAGATCTACAGAGAATCCATGTCCTGAAATCATGGAAAGACCATTATATTTATTTTGCATTCTTACTGGGTAATTGTAATATCCAAGTGAATAGTCATAGTCCGAATATACTTTTCCTCCACCACTGTCAGAATAAAAGTCTTTGTTAGAATATAAATCAATTTCTAGCTTATCAAAATAAGGCAAATCAAAAGAAGAATCAAGCGTGATCATTGTCACACGAATATCTAATATTGGCCCAATTAAATTTTCATTTTTGTTGTAGTATGGTAAAACAGAATTATTTTTGCATGCCTTCCATTCTTGTCCTGGAACTTTAGCTTCTACTAATATATTTTCTACATCTTGGCCATAAGATATTCTAGAAGAAACAATTGTTTCTGGATTAGGAACATAAAGCCTTTCTTCAAATATAAAAGTTTTTGTTTCTGGTAATATTGTTTGTGCAAACTCTATTCTTTTATAGGTTGGATTATAGTATGCATCTTCCGAAACTATAGAATCTAAAGATTTTAATCCAGGATATCTGTAGGATACATCTGGTTTTATAGACACAGAATTTAATGAAAATAATGTGCCATCTTTAGAATAAACAATTTGTGAGTATTTTGTTTCTTTATACCCAACCATATAATGAGATAAAATTTTTGTATTTTCAATTTCATAATTATAAATTGCTGCAGAATCTACTATAAATTTTTTACCAGTATTAGCTGGACCAATTTTTATTGCAAGTGACTCATTGATAAATTTAAATCCTGAAGTGATTAATTTTTCAGAAACAAGGACTCCATTTATGTATAATGAAATTTTGTCTTTAGAAAATATACCTACTATATGCATAACTTGATTTTTAGTTACTTTGTAAAATATTTTTTCTTGTTCTGTACATTTAAATATTACATTTTCATTATTATAAAATAGTCCTATTTTATTTGTTGCGTCTCCAAGTATTAAATATTCTTCTAAATCAGATATATCTGGGCTAAACCATATCTCAAATGCAAATGGGCTATCTGGATTTTTAGAAGTAGCAATTCCTAAAGCTTTTAAAGACAGGTCTATATTTTCATTAATTTCTGTTCCTCTAATACCCGCTCCAACTATGGGCAATACTTCCATGGCAGAAGCATCAATTGCATATCCTTCCATTGCATTACCAGAATAATCTTTTATTGGCAGACCACTTACTGCTGCATATGAAATCCCATTATCTCTTAAATCTGCGTATGTTGAAAATAATGATGTTAAATTACTGTATACGCCAGCAGCACCAGAACGAACTTCATCTAGTAAAAAAAATGAAAGTGGATTATCTTTTAAGACAGTATATTTATATGACATGTCTTACTGCTCTTCTAAGGCTTTAACTCTCGCTGTAAGCTCTTGTACTGCTTTAATAAGTGGAGCAATAAACTGATCATATCTAAGTCCTTGCATTGAATCTTCTACTGACATATCCATCTTTACCCAACCAGCAAAGTCACCTGCTCCAGATGCATCTAAAACTTCTTTTACTTCTTGTGCAATAAGTCCATAATGTGTTCTTGATCCAGGAATAGAAACTATATCTCCATCAACTATTTCTTTACCGCCTTCAATAAATTTATAGCTTACTGGGTTTAAATCATTTATAAAATTAAGACCGAGGGTTGATGAAACAACATTAGTCTTTAATCTTTGATCAGAAGTATTTATAGTACCAGTATTAGAATATATTGTTTTCCAAAATCTATTAGATGTAACCCCAGAAAGAGAATCAATTGGCTGACCAATTGAATACAAATTGTTTGCAAATGGGTACCAATTAGAGTTTACTCCATAGCCAGATGAAGTTGGTATATTTAAACTTATTGTAGTTGGAATTGGATCAATTGTTGCACTTGATCCAGGAATTCCTTGTGCTCCAGTTGCTCCAGTTGCGCCCGTAGCTCCTCTTGGAATTGTAAATGCAAATACTGCTGCAGTATTAGTTCCAGTATTTGTTACTGAAGCATTTGTTCCAGCAGCACCTGTTGTTGTAGTTCCAACGGCTACTGTTGTTGGGCCTTGCGGACCCTGCGGACCCTGCACTCCTTGAGGACCTTGTTGTAAAACTAAATTTAATGTTTGTGTTGGGCTTGTTCCAGTTATGGTAGCACTTGGAGTAACTCCACTAGTAACGGTGCCAATCTGTAAAACATTTGATGGGCCTGGGCCACCAATAATTCCATCTATTCCTCTAGGTAATGTTAAGTTTAATATAGCATTAGAAGATGTTCCAACATTAACAACTGATGCTGGAGTAGATGCGCTAACAGTAGTTACAGTACCTATGGATAAGGTGCCTGAAGGACCCTGTGGGCCTGGATGAGAGTCTATGTATGCCGCTATGTCAGCACCAAGGTATCCAAGGTCTCTGGGGACGTCTGGGGTGTCTGTATAGTCTGGGAAACGCCAGTTATTTATACCTGTGTTAGTCATTTTTTTATTATACCACCGATCTACTTAATATATACGTGTGCAGGGCTCATATATCTAGTACCAGATGTAATTGGTTTTACTTCATGAATATATGGCTCTTGCGATGGGAACATTATTAAACTTCCAGCCTTTGGCTTAATAGTAATATTATGATTTGGAAAGCTAATTTCTCCGCCTTCATAGTCATCATTAATATATGCAACCAAAGAAAATGCCAAATCTTTATTTCCATCTTGACCATCAAAATGTGGGCCCATGGACTGTCCCTCATTCCATGCTTTAATAGTAATTCTATCAAGATTTAAATTATAATTATTTTTATCTAAATTGCGTATAGCTAAATATCTTTCTGTGCACATTTCAAATGCCATTAAAATACTATTAGCAATGTATAATGTTCTTTTATCTATGGAATCTGACCCAGTAGAAATTTTTAAATTATCTTTATTAATAACTTTTGTTTTCCCATATACAAGACTACTATCATTACTTGCCGTCCAATTTTCCCATTTTGATATTCTTGAATAAGATTCTGGTTCATCATCTATAGTATCAATAAATTTTTTTAGGTCTTCTGGAAAACTTAGTACATTTTCCCAATACCAGATATCATTTGAAAGTGGTTTTAGGTCAAACATTTGAAATTGTTTAAATTGAATATTATTTTCCATACTACTTCTCCACTTCTGAAGCTGGATAAGTTTCTCCAGCATTAGTTATTCTTAATCCTTTATTACGAATTTCTTCCCACTCAACAGCTTCTATTTTTTGATGAGCTCTAACTTCTGCAAGCTCTGTGGCCCAAGCATCTCTTATTTCTTGTGGATAATCTGACTCTTCTCTATCATCCCAAAAAGATCCAAGCGTATATCTAATATTTTTTCTGACTGTTGTAACTTCATGAGTATTTTCAAATCCACCAGCAAATGTTGCCATTAACCCAGTTTTTGGTACAATGGTTAGACCATGTTTAAAGTTTAGTATGCCATCTTCAAAGTCATCATTTAAATAAATAAATGTTGCATATCTACTTCTAGTAAATGCACCAGATTTTCCTTCATTGTCTGTATTATCTGAGTGCATATTAGCAAATGCTCCAGGTGCCCATCTTTGAGAGTGCCAGCTTATTTGCGACATCTGCTCAGGATTTTTACCTGCCATATCTGCTGTTGCATCAATTACTCGCTGTCTCAATACTTGAAAAAAATCTCCTGGTAATCCGCATGCAATTGTATCTGGGTCATTTACTTCTGGCATACCAGAAGAATAAGACTCATAAAAAGAAATTGGCATCCATTTTAATTCTTCTTTTTCCATTTTAATTGCTAAAACTTCAATTACAGATTTGCATTCTTCTGGAGTAAGAAAGTTTTCATAAGTTACAATATCTGACTTATGTCTTGTTATAATCATATCTCTTTCCATGTTACATCATCTCCTTTGGATACTGGTCATGTAATTTTTCTTCGCTACCAAATTGTTTTTTAATATGATCTTCGTAGGAAACTAATACGCCATCATTAAAATAAAGCATATTTCTTTTATCCTCATTGTCTATTCTTTCTTGTTCCATTTTTGCCCATCTGTAAGCACCAAATTTTCTTTGGTTTGCAAGCCATTCTTCTGTTCCATTGTGAGGAGTCATAATAAAGTTTCTAACAAAAAACTTTTCATTTGTGTTAATTGTTTTAACGCCATGATAATATGGTTGAGTAGATGGGAATACCAATATGTCTCCAGACTTAGGCTTGTGATTAATTATTGTCCCATCAATATAAAATTCAATATCTCCACCATCATAATCATCATTTATATACATTGTACAGGTTATAAAAAATTTATCTCCAGGCATATCTTTTTGTGATGTAATATGATCTGTATGATATTGCATTGTTAAATTATTATTTAAATTATTTATTC